CATTGAATATACACCTTCAAGTATACAACAAGGTATGGATAGAATCCATCGCATCGGACAAACAAAAGAAGTTGACATATATTTTCAATTTTTCAAAGATACTCAATATGAAAAAATTTGGAATACTATAATGAGGAAGAATTTTATAATAAATAAAGTTATTAAAAAAGAAGACGAAAAATAAATTATGGATGAGTATTTGGCTTTTATTGATTTTGTAGGCAGAACAGTCAATGGTGGATATATTTACAGATTTGATTTCACTACAGATACCGATACAGTATGGGGTGATTTTTTTAATGTTGTACCAAGCGCACTTATACCAGATTTGCAACCAGATGCGAATTGTATTTCAAAAACATTCAAAATCACAACCGAAAACGAACTTATTCTGGCAAAAACAAGCTATTGTTTTTCAATGCAGGATTGTATTGACGGTATAAACCCTCTTTGCTTTTCAGAGATAAACGAAAATACAATTACATTTAACGAAAAACCGCTATTCTTTGGTTTCGGTGAGCCTTACAATCAAGTTATTAGCAAATTATCCGATATAAAAATCGAGCCATATGAAATAAATAAAATTAACCACGGAGATTATTCTGCAATTGATAATTTGTTGGATGATTTTAATAATGATAATTTAATTTAGCCAAAATGGTATTGGTATATGTAAAACATGTATGTAAAAACACTGACGGAACGTATGAATATGACTTCTTTTTCAGTGAAACACCAGAGTTCGTCTGGGGACCTTGTTGGGATATTGATTCACCATTTTCGAATGGTGACATTTCCCCAGACAAAACAACATATTCACAAATCAAAAGAGTTATAACAACACTTCCGCTTAAAACAATTGAAGAAACGACATGTTATTCAATGGAATATGCAACGTACAGGATATTTGCTCTGTCATGGATTGACATAGAGAATCTTGACGAATACCCAGAACATGGGAGGATGGTTCTTAAATTTGGGGATGACATTCAAAAAGTTTCGGAAATGCTATCTGATTATGGTTGGCACTTTGAAGAATAAAATTTAAATTAAAATTTAACAAAAATGAAACAAATTACAATTAATATTCATGGAAATAAATACACTGGTGACATTTTGTCTGACAATGAATCTTTCCAACTCGTCAGATTTGATGATATTTTACCAATAGAATCAAATGATTATTATGAAATAAAAACATTTTTCCCCAACTTCCATTTGGAAATCGGGGAATACATGAATAATACTTATAGGATTTGTTGCGGACATTCCGTTATGTTAACAGAGTCCGAATCAAAGTCGATTGACTAATATAACACAAGCGACATATCATAGCGCTCAAACGGGTTTTCAACAGTTCCAGCCGCATGGCAATTAATTGTACCGTTTACCATAACACCTGTATCCGTTGTGATTGAAATGTTATATTCCTTCCAATAAGAAACATCATTTCCATTAGCAAACATCGTATGACCACCAAGTGAATTCCTGTAACCGCCGTCTTTTATGGTCAACTCGCATTCGAAACCAAGGCTTTTGATTGCGTTGGTTATATCATCAACACCTTTCCAAGTTTCATCGCTGTATAAATGACTGGTATATGGTTTTGTTACTTTGTATATTTTGTTTATTGCACTTTTCTTTTCATTTGATTCATTTACAGTGTTCATATCAAAAGGTTTCAACGTGCTGTATGTTTTCCAGAATGAATTCTTTATTTCATTTAAAACGGAATTGAATTCTGATTGGAGTTCCTGTTCTCCACGAAGATATTTTTCCTGTCCTTTCTTTCCTCCGAACATCTTGGCCAATTCTTCGCCACTTGGAAGGAATGTGTTGTTATTTGTTTGTTCGTAAATGTCCTGTACACCAAGTTTTCGGTTTATGGAATCTACAATATATGTTGCTGTTTTTGCAACCTGGTCGAATACATAAGCACAATCCTTGTCTGTCAAGCCCCAACAAGCAACATAATTTATAGATTGTCTCAAATCTATACCGAAATTCTTTAGGACAATCCAAGCGCAAAGTTCCGCCTGTTGTTCAACACGGTCATCACCCTCATTTCTTCCAATGAAATAGTCTTTAAGTTCCTCGCTTTTTGATTTAAGGAATGACTGATGCAACAATGCATGTGAAAACTCATGTACAAGTGTGTTAAAGAAACCAGCATTCATTGGTCTGTCAAGAATCCTTATCTTTCCGTCATTTGATGAATAGCCCATCGCTCCGTTCATACCATCATCAACTATTGCAAAGTCTATACCACTTCCTTCAATAACCTGTATAGTTGCCTCACAGTATTTTTTTGTGTCTTCTGTTTCCTCGGACTCGTTATCCGTCCACTGATTTGTGAATTCCTTTTCAGCATCGTTCATCTTTGCAACCAAATCATCCTTTCCTTCCATCTGTTTTGTAAAACGAACATCATAAACAGGTGAAAACTTAAAACCAGACACAAATCCAGCTGAATTCAGTTTTATTGAAAGTTCCTCTTTTTGTCCAGGTGTCAGTTCTTCATAACTTTTCTTACCCATTTTTTCAATGAACTTGTTTTTAATAGCCTCCTTCTGTTCACCGCTTACGGCATGTTTTCCGTTTGGTCTCCAAACCCAGATTGCTGGTGAGTTGGGTATGATATCTCTGTTGAAGTATTTAGCCCACCTTGTCATTGATTTGACAAGTGTTGCTTGTGGGTCCTGAACCATAATCAAAAGTGCGTTGACAAAAGAGTATTCATGTCCCTTGTTGTATCTGAAGTTAAGAATAGGTTCCAGTCTCTTTTTAATATCATCTGGATTCATGAGTTTCATTAACTCAGCCTTAAAAGACAATAGTTTTTCTTCCAGCTTCTTCGAATCGTCAGCGTTCAAACTTGATGGTCCAGCATTCGGGACAATAAGGTTTTCTCCTTGTAAATCTGCAAGTATACGATTGATTATTTCCATAACGTCCCTCTTTTCGCCATTGTCCGTAGTTTCAACACTTGTAAGAAATTCAAGACATGGCTTGACTTTTGTGTTAACAGTTTCCTGTGGATTCCTACCAGCAAACCAACCCCAAGTCTTCATTGTCGTAAGCCATACACCGCCGAATTCACTTTTAATCTTATCCTTATATTGATATGTGTTTTCAGACGTCTTCGGGTCGATATATATTATATCAACAGTTGTGCCGTCTTTCTTCTGCATTTTTCCGCTTTTGATGTCAAAAATCTCATTTATCATAATAAAACAATTTTTCAAACATAAATAGTTGAATATTTTGCTTTTTTGGAAAAAAAAATGTAGATTTAAAGAAAAGTATAAATTAAAACATAAAAATATGGCAAATATTACAAACGAAAAGGAAGTGGTTAAATTCAATACAGGTAACATGTTTTCACAATTGACACTTGGAGGAAATGACTTTGTCTTAATCACTAAAAACAATCCATATTTTGTTAATTATGTAAAATTCAATAACGGATTTGGTATAGAAGATACGGAAGCGTATACAGTCACACATGGAAGACTTAAAAAACGTATTTCACAAAACGCTGAATTTTGCAAATCATTAAACATTAATGCAAAATATGCTATGACTGATAATGATATCAGAAAATTGAGATTCATCCCGATGACAAATCACAATGTCAGTTTACTTTCCACGGATGAACTTGTTATTATGCAAAATATTGGTCTAAACATTGTTACAATCGATTAATTTAAATTTTATGGTGACAGAAAACAGAAGAAAAATAACACAGGATGAGATTGCACAATTCCTTGAAGGCAGAGACCCAGACAAAGGTATTGTAAATTTGGAATATTCATATGGTGATGACTATATAACAGTTTACAGAAGGGGAGATGATGATTTGAAACACATTTCAAAAGAACCCTTTTATCCGTTTCTATGGGCAACTGAGGATGCTTGCAAGAGATTGTTTGATGGAGACAAGAAAATGGTCGCCCAACAATTGAAAATGTCTGGAATATGGTGCAAGGCTCTTGATGTTCAAGGTATCCGTGAACAACCACAGGAAAAAATGGTAAACGGATACAAGATTCTGTTTTATGCAACAAAGCCAATGTCGTACAATAATTTCCTTAAATTCTTTAAAAAAGCTGGAAACCCAGTTTATAGTGAAAGGAAAGATAATAAGGAAGATGACCCGACTGATTCAAAGAACAAACGAACACAATATATGGTTGTAACACCCCAAGAACAATTCATGATTTCAACAGGAAAAAGAATGTTCAAGGGGTTTGATGACTATGACCAGCTTCTTCGGATGATATTCGACTTGGAGACTGAAGGTTTGGACCCGAAACAACATAGGATAACGCTTAACGGTATTCGATTCAACAGAGAAGTAACTTATAAAGGTAAAAAGATTTTGTTTGAAAGAATCCTAAAAGTTGAAGGTAACACAAAGGAAGAACTTGACAAGTCAGAGCTTGACGTAATCGACAAAATGTTGAGAATTATCTATACATTCAAACCAGATGTTATCACAGCTCACAATGGTGAGGTTTTCGACTGGCCTTTCATTATGGAGCGCTGTATACAACTTGGAACAACGCTTGAGGATATGTCTAAAAAATACTTTGATGGCAGACCAATCAAAAAAATGGAACGAGAGTCAATTCTGAAACTTGGAGGGGAAATCGAAAAGTTTCTAAGAACAATCGTACCAACATGTATCATTACAGATTCAATGCATGCAGTACGCAGAGCCCAAGCAACTGATAGTAGCTTTAAGGAATTCAACTTAAAATATGCAACCAAATATTTGGGTTTGAATAAGAAAAACCGTGTTTATATACCTGGTGGAGAAATTGACAACGTTCGTTCAGATAAAGTTGAACATTATGCGTTTAATGATGAAAATGGTGATTGGTATTTGTTAGACGAAGAAAACGGAAGTGAATTTAAATTTGATGGTAACACAAAGAGAACATTTATCCCGCATTTTAATTCAGTTGCTGAAGGATATGTGTTGGTGAATGGTGAATATATTGCCGACAGATACCTTTTAGATGACTTATATGAATGTGACAAGGTTGAATATGCCTTGAATGGAACAGACTTCATGTTAACAAAGATTATCCCAATCAATTACCAGAAGGTTTGCACTATGGGTACGGCAAGCCAATGGAAGGCTATTATGATGGCTTGGAGCTATGAAAACAATCTTGCCATTCCTAAAGCTGAAAACACTGGTTCGTTTACTGGAGGTTTAAGCCGTTTATTGAGAGTCGGTTACGTGGATAACGTTATCAAGTTGGATTATGATTCATTATACCCGTCAATACTGCTTACTTGGGGGATTGAGGATGATATTGATATAACTGGTGTTATGTTAATGCTTCTTGAGTATGTTTTAACAAGCAGAGAGGACCATAAAGGTCTTAAGAAGACTGCTGAAAAAATAAAAGATTCATTGGAGGAGTTGTTTATGAATGGCAAAGAATTAACCAATGAAGAGAATATCAAATACTTAGAAGCAGTCAAAGAGTTCAAAATCGAAGACAACAGACAGGGTCAGCTTAAGAAAACAGGAAACAGTTATTTCGGTTCATATGGTTCTAATAATGGACAGGTTTTTCCGTGGAAATCAAAGGATTGCGCTGAAAGAACAACTTGCACAGGAAGAATGAGTCTTAGATTAATGATTAAACACTTTCATGATTTGGGATATCAGCCAATTGTTGGTGACTCATTTTCGGAAGACACACCAATGTTAATTAAGTATAAAAGTGACGGTTGTATTGATATTAAACCAATATCAGAACTTATTGATGAATCTGAAATTCATATTGATGAATTAGGGAGAGAATATGATTATTCAAAAAAAGACTATTTGGTACTATGCCGTAGTGGTTGGGTTGAGCCATCTTACATCTATCGCCACAAAACTGATAAAGACATTTACGAGGTTTCAGATGGTGATATGAAAGTTGAAGTTACCGAGGACCACTCGTTATTTAATTCAAAACAAGAAAAAATTAAACCATCAGAAATAAATAATGATACTGAATTAGAATATTATGATGGTGAAATTTTATCTAATAATTCTGTTTTAACATTAGATATTAAAATTCCAGAAACATATGCAATACAACTTGCAAATGGTGAAATCGACAGAGTTCCAATGTATTTTTTAAACCGTCCAACATATGCTAAACGTTTTTATAATACGTTTATACAAAATTCACGAGACGATATTGAATATTCAAAAACATGCCTAGCTGGATTGCAATTTTTAAAGTCAACTTAAAAATATTTTTTAAAAGTCGTTGTTTGGTTTTTTTAGTTTTAACAACTATTTATTTTTAAAAAAGCAATATGAAAACAATTGAAGAAGTTATAAGGCAAGCAAAAGAGATTCATGGCGATAAATATGATTATAGTTTAATAACTGAATATAAAAACGACAGGGAAAAATATCCGATAATATGCCCAATTCACGGTGTTTTTTATAAGTCTTTCAACAAACACTTACACTCAGCACAAGGTTGTCCAAAATGTTCTGGAAGATTTAGATATGACACTGAATCTTTCAAGGAAGAAATAATGGGTTTGAAAAACATGGAGGATGTAACGTGTGAAAAACTAAAATATGTCAATAATAAAACAAAAGTCACATTAACTTGTCATAAAAAGGATGAAAACGGTAATGAACACGGCGATTTTGAAATAACTCCAGGACATTTAATTGCTGGTGAGGGGTGTCCGAAGTGCAGATATATTAAATCCGCAAGTAGTAAACGAAGGACACTTGAAGAAGTAGTATCTCTTTCAAGAGAGATACATGGCGATAAATATGATTACAGTTTAATAAGTGAATATAAAAACGACCGTATTAAATATCCCATCATATGTCCAGTCCATGGTGTGTTTTATCAAACATTCAACAATCATATAAAGGGGAAGCAAGGATGTGGTAAGTGTGCAATAGAAAGGAATGCTTTGAAGAACAGAAAAGACACTGAATGGTTTGTTAACAAAGCAAAAAAAGTTCACGGAAATAAATTTGATTATTCAAAGACAAAATATTTTCTTTCAAACCAAAAAGTTTGTATAATATGTCCTGAGCATGGTGAGTTCTGGCAAACGCCAGCAAACCATTTAAACGGTCAACAATGTCCAAAATGTTCGGACAACGAAACTGGTTTAAAGCTAAGACTGACAACTGAAGAATTTATCGAAAAAGCAACTTCTGTTCACGGAGACAAATATGATTATAGTAAAACAAATTACACAAGAAATAGTGAAAAGGTTTTAATAACATGCAGAAAGCATGGTGATTTTTTGCAAGACCCAGGAAATCATTTGATGGGCAACGGTTGTCCAAAATGCAGCGTTACTGGCTCCAGTATTGAAGATGAAGTGGTTTCTTTTTTAAAAACATTCATGGAAAATGACAAAATAATACTAAGAGACAGGGATATTTTAAATAAAAGGGAGCTTGATATATACGTTCCGTCTAAAAGCATTGCAATAGAGTGTGATGGTTTGTATTGGCATTCTGAAATGAATGCTGATAAAAATTTCCATTTAAAGAAAACTGAAGATTGTCTAAAGAAAAATATACAATTAATTCACATATTTGAAGATGAATGGAAAAATAAAAAAGAAATAGTCAAATCCGTATTAAGCAACATTCTTGGTGTAACAACAAACAGAATATTTGCCAGAAAATGCATTATTAAAGAGGTCGATTCAAAAACATGCACAACCTTTTTAAAGGAGAATCATCTACAAGGTAGTTGCTCGTCTAGTGTCAAGCTAGGTTTGTTTTTTAACGATGAATTAGTGTCAGTAATGACATTTGGCAAGAGCAGACATTTTATAGGCAACGGTAAAACAGAGTGGGAACTCATAAGGTTCTGCAATAAAATAAACACCAATGTTGTTGGCGGTGCAAGTAAATTATTGAATTACTTCATAAAGAATTTCAAACCTGAGAGTATAGTCACATATGCAGACAGAAGATGGTCTCAAGGCGGCTTATATGAAAAAATAGGATTTGCTAAATACAATATATCAAAACCAAACTATTATTATGTTATCAATGGTATCAGACATTATAGATTTAATTTCAGAAAAAGTGTTTTGGTTAAAAAATATGGCTGTCCAAACGATATGAGTGAGCATAAGTTTTGTTTATCTAAAAAATGGTATAGAATATACGATTGTGGGTGTTTGTGTTATATTTGGAAAAGGGAAAATTAATTTGTATTATAACAAAAAAGAATTATTAAATTTTATTATTAATGGTTAAAATTAAAAATTTAGGAAAAAAGTCCGTGTATGTTTATGACATTTCCTTAGATGGAACTGTAGTCAATGCCCTTGGCATGAATGTCATGAGCAACACGGACGGTTAAGGTTTCAATTTTAAATTACCAGAAACATTCAGGTATACCAAAGAAAACCCATACATAAGCAACGGCTTAGGTAGAAAAAACAAAAAAGGTCAAGAATATACAGGTTTCGAGGCTGATGTTGCTGAATTTAACGACACTTACATGAGAGATTTCCATTATTCACCTATATCAACACAGAAGATGAATTTAGGTATTGATGAAATTGTTTCATCAACCATTAATTTCTCAAGAAAGAACTATGCCGACTATTTTCCAGAGAAACCTTATCCTGAAGATGTCAAAATTGTTGGCAACACTTTGAAATCAAAGAAACTCCCTCAATATATTGAAAAATTCATTGACAAAGCGGTTCGTTCATTACTACAAAAGAAGGGCCAGGAGTTCTTGGATTCTTATTATGACTATATAGACAAAATCTACAATTACAAGATTCCTTTGAAAATGCTTGCTTCAAAGGGTAAGGTTAAAAAATCAATAAAGGAATACATTGAAGATTGCAAGACAATAACAAAGGCTGGAAGACCTAAATCAAGACAAGCCTGGATGGAGCTTGCAATTGCAAACAATCTGAATGTTAATGTTGGTGATACAATCTACTACATTAATATCGGAAAATCAAAATCACAATCAGATGCTAAAAAAGTAACACATTACTATCTTAACGAAGGGTTGTTCAATGACAAAACAGAAGTGACAGGCAGATTGAAGAAAGAGCACAAGGCGGAAAAAACAAAAGTGTCTTTTGATGTTTGGGTAAAAGAAAAATACCCACAAGTTCAAATAGAATACGAAATGGTTCTTAACTGCAAGTTAATACCGACTTCCATGATTGAATCGGATAGAGATTATTTTTGCGAAGAAGGTGAAGAATACAACGTTCCGAAATATCTCGACCAATTCAACAGCAGAATAAAACCGATGCTTGTGTGTTTTGACAAATCGATTCGTGATAAAATTTTAATTACAAACCCTATTGACAGACCGTATTTCACCGAGGAAGAATGCGAACTATGCAGTGGACAACCGAATAAGGAGGGAGACCAGGACACTTATGAGAAATTAATGACAATGGATGACAAGGAAATCAAATTCTGGGAAAACCATCCACAATGGAAAATCCCGTTTCTCGAAGAATGCGGAATGGTTTGGAATGAAATTCTATCCGATTATCATGTAAGAATGGAAAGAGAAAAGGAACTCGGAATAAACAAAGTCCGCGAGCTGTTCGAAAACACTTTGTCTGAAATGTCGTCTGAAGATTTTGACAAATTCTCAGAAGGTGAAATACCCAAAAAACTTGCTGGTATTATTGAACTTGACCCATCGACAGGAGATTTTGTCTCAAAAGACTATCCAGACATTATAATCGGAACTATAAATGACGTGCTTGATGCTGAAGAATATAAGTCGAACATGTTGGAAGATGCAGAATATGAAATATAAAAAGAAAGGTGGATTTTTTAAGTCCACCTTTTTAATTTCAATTAATTTCTTTTTCCTAGTTGTCAATCTTCTTCAATTTGGCCATATAAACATTTCCTGAGTTATCAATCAGATTGATATTCCCTCCTTTTAAAGCTATTGTTTTCAAAGCATTGTCATTTTTACTAAAATATTCATCAAGCCACTTAAAAAAAACCTCCTTAGTCAGTCCAACACCAGCTACACCAGTATTAGTTTGTGGTTGTTGTTTGCCTTCATACATAAGTTCTTTGGACCTTGAAAGGTTTTTGAAATTTTTCGCCGCTGCAACAGAGATGTTATCAGCTGACTCAACATCAATCTTATTTGTGAGCATGGATTCCTTTATAAAGGATGGGACCTTTGAATTTTCCATTGTTTTCTGGTTATATTGTATGTCTCCAGTATTTCTGCTAAAACTTGAGTCATTGGTTAGATTAAAAGACGGGTCGTCATATAAGCTACCGAAATCATCATAATCATTAGGGTCTGGGTCTCCGAAAGGATTTGAATTTGCAGACCTTCTGGAAGCGTTTTCAACAATATTATTGTTACCGCATAGCTTTTTTGCGTTTCCGCTTATAAGCTGTCTAAGTGCATCTTCATTAACTGGCATCTAATTAAAATTTTTCTTCATCATTTTCGTCTTCAGTATTGTCGTTGTTGACATTATCCATCCTATTCATCATGTCGTTGAATTTAGCACGGACATCATCCTTTGTCTCTGGTTTGTTCTGTCCAGCTTTCAATTCACCATCATTAGTGTTCGACGGGTTGTTATCAACTGTATTGTCACCATTTGGCATTTGAATGTCTGTCTGTTTCGGTTTGTCTGTCACAACATCATTCTTTGTCAACGGTTTATTATCAGCAACACTGACATTATTGTCTCTTGTAGCAATGTAATTGTTTACACTTGAAGTGTCAACATTTCCAGTCTCTTTTTTATTTGGCTCAAATCTGTTTGTCGGGACATCACTTGGTTCTTGTGATTTTGTTGATGGTGTGATGTCATTTTTAATTGACGGGCCATCATATTTTGTATCCGTGTTTTTCGCAACCTGAACAGCACTTTTGGCTAATGGAGAAATAGCAAATAAAGTGGTCATTCCTTTGTCACCATTAATGTTGAAACCCTTGTCAATAAGTTTTTGTCCGTATTCTTTAAACGAACGACGCTCTTTTGACATCGCATATATATTGTCAAGTAAAAACAGTTTCCACTTAGGCCAGCCTCTTTTGGTTGAACCAGCTGTTTGAAAAGCCCTTATAGCCCTGTTTCCCCTCTTAGTCAAACCATATGCAACAGGAAATATAAATCTTTCCTTTTTACCCTTGCCACCCTTTTTATCATCATAACTTATGCGCATACGTTTCATGTTCTTGACAGCATCAAGAACATCACCCTCACGAGAATGGCTTATTTCGGTTAACAACCCGCTTTCCTTAACTATTTCTTCAAATAAATTCATATGTTTTTTTGTCTTTGTGGATTAAATCACAATCTGTCCATCAGCGACATTTGCCGAAGTGTCAACGAGGTTTGCCCCGTATTCATAATTTTCATTAAAAACAGAAATCGTCTTCAGAAAATTACGACCACCGACACCGTTTCGACCTTCTATATCGTAAATACCACCAGCATTTTCCGTATCAAAATTGGAATAATCAATACTTGACGGTTTCGTACAATCTGGAACCGAGTGCGTATGACCTCCATGACCCGTTCCCTTTCCAAGAGGGTCGCCATTGCTTAAAGCATCTGGATGCAATGCTGAATACTCATCCATCCTGGTGTAATCGTTTCTAATCAACGATTCATTCCTTGCTTCAATACCTTTTACTTCAAGACATGTTTGCATATTCTGTTTGTTTTAATTGATTTATTCATAATATGTTATTGTTCCGTTTTTAGGAGTATGTCCTTTGCCGTTACCGCTTTCTTTTGTATGGCTGGCAATAACCCTCTCTCCATTCGCAACTTTATTGTTTCTTATTGTTTTATCATTTCGTACTGCCGCATCGAATTGGTTTATCTGTTGTTCAATATTCGGAGCGTTCTGCCTCATTCTTTTTATCGTTTGCATGGCTTTCTCTTTGTCTTCCTGCGTTGCACCAGTCAAAGCGGTTTCTTTTGCTTTGTTGTATCTGCTCTTTGACATCGCAGTTGCCTGAGCTGTATGACCAGTGTCACCGTTTTCCGCACCGAAAACTTTTCCTTGTATATTGGAATTAATTTCCATCAATCCTCCTATCTTTCCAGTCATAACCCTTCCAGCACGCCAATTCATGTTGCTTTGGTCTGTAGCAACATCATCACTAGTCGGATTGTCATTATTCAGGTTTACATCTGATGCATAAATCCTTTTTGAATCATATTGCGGTGTGTTATCCAAATATGCAAAAGACCCGCCGCATATTTCATCCAACTGATTTTTTGTTAATATCAATGTTTTCTTTGACATATAAGTTATTTTTGCGTAGCTCTGTATTTGTATTTATTAACATTTTGCAGCATGTCATCCAATATATTGTTCAGACCATCATCAGACGGATTGCTACACTTCTTTTTCATATCCATAATATCCGTCTCAAGCTCCTTCAGCATTGGAATCAATTCTTTCGAATTAGGTAACATTGGTAACAAATCACCGATGGTGAAATGCTTTCCCTCCATACCCATACAACACTCCATAAACTCATCCTCACTGTCATGTATCCACTCTTCAATGTCATCACACAAAAGATGCTCGGAATTGCTGTCGGTATTCCAATGTATTTCTTTTACTCGAATTGTATACCCATGCAAAGCACATACAAAATCATTATATTCCTTTTTCATAATAAACAATTTTACTAATATAAATAGTTCATAGTTTTTGTTTTGAAAAAAGCATCTTGAAAAAACAAATAAAAACTTTTATATTATATTGTGATATTTATGGTGTAGGATAAATAATTTAAAAAACAATAAGTTATGTGTGAAAAAACACCAATTGATAAAATCAATGAAAAATGTAAAAAATGTAACATAGAATTTCTTGGTTTTGACAACGAAGAAAATTCTTACAAAAACTGGTATACCAAGCTAAAACTCCGTTGTAAAAAATGTGGCTATACATGGAATACAACAAACTATGGTAAATTTGTTTCAAGAAAAAGCCCTTGCATGAAATGTTTAGGGAAAACAAAAATGTCAGATAAAGAAAGAATTGATAAAATCAACAAAAAATGTAAAGAACTTGATTATACATTTTTAGGTTTTGTTGGTAATAAAACAAATAACAGTGTGAAATTAAAATTAAAATGTAATAAATGTGGTGCTGAATGGAATACAACTTCCTTTAATAATTTTTTAAAACCAGACAGAAGAAGCCACACATGTGATAGAAACAACCCCTTGTATAGACCACCAATTCCACTGTCAAATGAAAAAGCTATTGAAAAAATAAATAAGAAACTAACAGGAACCAACCTTGAATTCAGTTCATTTAAAGAAGGCAATTTTGTTGGTTATAAAAATTCACACATATTATTAAAATGTAAATTATGTGGAAAAATAACAGAATACAATTTTTTGTATTTCCTATATAAATCAGCATTACAATGCAGACATTGTGAATACAATGGAAAAACACAAAATAATGAAGCGATTGATAGAATCAACGAAAAATGTAAACTTTTAGATTACACGTTTCTAGGATTCAACAACACTGAAAACGCATACAACGGAAAGAACACACGGTTAATTTTAAAATGTAACAAATGTGGTTATACATGGAAAACAACAACATATTTTAACTTTATACATATGGTTATAAAATGCAGGGGATGTACAAACTCGTGGAAAATGGAACAGGAGATAAGATATATCTTAAACAAGAACAACATACAATATGAAGAACAAAAACGCTTTGAATGGCTACGAAATAAAATATCCTTATCACTTGACTTTTACCTACCAGAATATAATATTGCTATAGAATGTCAAGGAAGACAACATTTTCAACCAGTTGAAAAATTCGGTGGAGATGATGGGTTTAAACTGACAACACAAAGGGATACAACCAAGAAAAGGTTATGTGATGAAAATGGAATATTACTATTATATTATTCAACAATCAAACAAGTAAATAAAATCCCGAATATAATAAAAACAGAAGATGAATTATTAAATAAAATACATAAAAATGGATAATCAAAAGATTAAAGTTTTAGTAGTTCCAAGTGATAGATTCGGCTGCGGTTTGTACCGTTCGGTAAGCCCACACACCTATTTGGACAAGCTGTACGGTGATGAATTCGATGTTGAAATCAACTACCAGCCAAACTATTTGGATTTGGCATCATTCGACAAGTATGACATAATCCATATTCACAAAGGTTTGTTGAATGACATGAAGATTTTCTGGAATTTCCTCGACTATTGCAAGTCCAAAAACATAACTACAGTTATGGATATTGATGACAATTGGGAAGTTGGTCCACAACATCCGCTTTATTTAACAAACAAATCAATGAAAATTGCTGAAAAAATCATTGAGAACCTAAGAAGGTTTGATTATGTCACAACAACAACATCTATTTTTGCAAACAAAATAAAGAAGTTCAACAAAAATGTATTGGTGTTCCCGAACGCAGTAGACCCGACAGAAGACCAATACCAACCAATCAAAAACCCGTCAAAAAGAATCAGATTCGGTTTTGTAATGGGTTCAGCCCATGAAAAGGACATGGAGCAATTCAAAAATGTTTTCAACGGTTTGGGAAAGGAAATACTTGACAAAATCCAAATTGTCCTTTGTGGTTACGACCTTAGAGGAACAGTCACCTTGTTAAACCAAGACGGGACAATAGCTGGAAACAGGCCGATTAAACCAGAAGAATCTGTATGGTGCAGTTATGAGAAAACATGCACAAACAATTATCAGATTTGCTCACCACAATACACTGATTTTTTAAAGAAATATATTAAAGATGTTCAATGGCCGATGGTTGATGACGAACCATACAGGCGTGAGTGGACGAAGGATGTTTCAAATTTTGCCTTACATTACCGAAATCTGGATGTCTTGTTCGCCCCACTAGCTGAAAACCCGTTTAATGAAGTCAAATCAGAATTGAAATTCATCGAAGCTGGTTTCACCAAAACAGCGTTGATATGTTCCAACTTCGGTCCGTACACATTGATTAGCAAGCCGTTCTTCAAACCGTTCGGTGAGGTGGATGAGTCTGGAAACTGTGTTTTAATTGATTCAAACAAAAAGCACAAGGAATGGGCCAGGACAATCAAAAGACTCGTCGAACATCCAGAATATATCACAATGTTACAGGAGAATCTTTACAACACAGTCAAGGATGATTACGATATACGCAATGTGACAAAGAAACGTGCAGACTGGTACAAATCAATTATCAAGAAGAAAAACAAGGATTAAATGTTTTACATATACAGACCGAGCAAAGAATTTTGTTCGGTTTTTTTTGTTTTTTTATATACAAATGTGTATAATAGGAATCTAAGAATGTTTAATTTAAAATTTTAATTATTATGTACACATTATCAGAAGAACAATTGAATGTAGAATGGTCAAAATTTGTAACAATGTTCAAGGAGCTTGGTCTTGCAGAGCACTATGACATGGAAAAGATGTATCTTGAAATGAAGGATTCTCCTTGCGCTGTCAGTTTGGATATGGGAACCGCATACAAGGGTGCATTGCTTGTCCATATCAACATGTTGACAGCTATTGCACAGCGTTTAAGCAAGATGATTTCTGGAACTTTTAAAATTGACGAGAAATCTCTTTATAAAGTATGTGTTCTTATGCATTTATCAAAACGCAATGTTTATGTTGAAAATGACAATGATTGGGAGGTGAAGAACCGTGGCCTCGCATTCAAATTCAAGAAGGATGTTGAAGGCTGCATCAATGGTGGTGCTAGAAGTGCTCTTGAGGCACTCAACAATGGAGTCAAGTTAACTCCGACAGAATTTGAGGCAATCCAATGTCTTGACAATGAAACTGAGGCGTGTAAGAGAATTCGCAATAACATCATGACAACTGTTATCAGACAGGCAAATGAGCTTGCTTATGCAATTTCGCGTGAGAAGTATAAGAAAACGCAACAAAACTAATTTAAAGTATGGAGATTAAGATTAAGAAACTTGATAAAAATGCTGTAATTCCCTCATATGCTAAACCAGGTGATGCATGTTGTGATGTAACAGCAATTGACTATGAATATGATGCAGAACACGACTTGCATGTTTATCATACTGGGCTCGCATTTGAAATTCCTGAAGGATATTGTCTGAAGATATACCCACGTTCAAGCAACACCAAGACTGAATGTTATCTACCTAACTCGGTTGGAAATTTGGACGCTGGATACAGAGGGGAGTTGCTTGTAAAATATAAAGCACGTGGATTAACAAGTTTGCAAGACCAGATTTGCGGTGTATGGAAAAAACCTTATAATGTTGGTGATAGAGTTGCACAAATTCAGGTCATGCCTTATCCGAAGATGGAATTTGTTGTTGTTGATGAATTAAGCAAAACGGAGCGTGGTGAAGGCGGTTTCGGGCATACTGGAAAATAATTGTCATGACAGCAAGCGAGTTACTTTCAGACAAATTCAACGAATACAACAAATTGTATTTCAATGGAAAATTAGGGAAATGCAGATTTTATTTCCTTAGCAAGGAATGCGGAATGGTTGGAAAATATCTTTATTATGAGAATAATAAAGAAAGCAGAATCGGAATTAAAAAAGACATTGACGATTTTGAATACAAATTGAAAGAGATTCTAATTCATGAGATGGTACATATGTATGTCAGAACCGTTGAAGGTGTAAAACATGATGGGCTGTTTGGACACGGACGAAGATTTAAAAAACACAAAAGAAGATTAAAAAAAGAATTCGGTATTTTTATTTAACAAAAAAGCCTAACGTTTTGTTAGGCTTTTTTTTATTCTTATTCAGCTTGACCACCAAGTTTATTAATACCTTGTCGATAGTTATTGGCTCTTGAAGTCATTTTACCAAATTTACCTTATCTGTATTTACCACCGATTAATTGTGCAATTGTTGTGTTAGGGTCTATTTTGTTAGCATCAACAAAACTGCTTAACTGAGCAATTAAATTGTTAATGTTATTTAATTGACCTTGATTATTCCAGTTTTGGCGTGCATTTTGTATTCTCTGACCGAATCCTTGGTTTTTGTTGTTCATGAATGTGCGTCCAGCTTGTTTTGTCTGGTTCCATTTATCACCCAACCATCCTTCATCCATATCACAACTGGACATCACTTCTTCGATTGCTTCTGCAATTATTTTTTGCAATTTCGCTTCTGTTAAAACTGTTTGAGACATAATATATTGAATTTTAATTATTTATTCTTAATATTTGTTTTGTTTATCTTTGCTTGTTGTTTCGGTTTTGCTGTTTGTTTTGGTTTTTTGGTTTGATTACCAACCAAATCAGGATTTGCTGATGGTTTTTTCCAGCTTGTCGTTGTTGTTCCGAATTGGTTTTCCCAATCCAAATCCGCTTTTTGGTTTCTGTCTTTTGCCAGATTATACCTATAGTCAGCATATTCCTGGCCACCAAGGTTTCTGAATCTTTCAGCGTCGATTCCGTATTTTGAGTACGGGTCATAATCTTTATTTTTTTCGCGTTGGTATCTCCTTCCAGCCTCAAAATCATTTTTAAAGTTGTAATATTTGTTTCTTAGCCATTGATATGCACTTCCAAGAAAATTACCCAAACTCTCATTTGATATATTTTCATTCAAACTATTAGTGTGCATTTGCCCAGAAATTTGTGAACACGTTTTAGACCCACCTTCAATGTATGCGCTTGCAAGGTCTCCGCGACAGTGCCCTATGTCAAGAATCCTGTTTATCAAAACCAATACTTCTCCTGGGGACATAGATGCATTATATTGTCTTATTAATGTGTATATAGGTTTCAAACCGTAGTCTGACCATGCATCTGAATTGTCTGGAAGTTTACACCAATCATAGAAACCCAGATTATCAAGATATTCGCAAGCAAGTGAATATTTAGTCCAATCAGTCACATCACCGAAGAATTCCTCAAGGTCGTCTGAAGGAAAATATTGCTCGTGTCCTGCTATTGCTGTCATATAATCAAGCACAACAGTGTTTTGAACAATTATTTTAAACCATCCGTCAACAACGTTTTCAGGAATTCTTGCAGCATCTGGTGTCGGAGCTAACATGAATCGCTCAAGAAGTGTCTTATATTGTTGCGCTGGAATCAGAACCCATTTTCTTTTTGTTACACCATGTTCCTTATCGTCAGTGAATTCACTCAAAAGGTCAAGTATTGAATATTCTTCCATCACATCATATAAAACATTGTCTCCGTCGGATTCATTAAGCAATTCAAATCCGTATTCGCATAAAACCTCATTAACACATTCTCTTACAAGGTTTTGCAGTTTATTCTCTGTAAATAACATCTTGCTCATAAAAAACATTTATTCAATATAAATAATTGAAAATATTTAAAATATTTACTTTTTAACCATAAAAAATAGATTATTAATATAAAAATATAATATATATGAACAAGGATTTAAGCAAAATAAAAATCAGTGACCTAGTCGCTTATGAAAAAGCTGCAAGGATTGTCTGTGTAAAATACGAAAACAGTGTAAAAAATTATGACGGGACTTTAAACCAGGTAGGTGTTGATTTTTCAAATTTTGAAAAATTCAACAAATTAAGAAATGCAATAATCGAAGAGATGGAAAAACGTTTACTTCAGCTTTAAAATATGAATATGTTTAAAAAAATATTAAATAAGGCTAAGATTGTGTGGAACCTTTTGTTTTTCGGAATGAAGGGCGCTGACAATGCTATATTCGGCCACACAGAAAGTAACGGCGAAACCGTATTTGAACGACATGACAGTGCTGGTGGAGTATTTCAAGACCTATTGGAACAAAAAGTAACACAAGAGGTTGAGGAATTAAGGGATAAAAACTACAGGGTGTTGCGTGAATCTGATTTATACGACACAAGCGACATTGATTTGCAAATGGATTCAAATGGAAACATCACCGAGTTTAAAAACGCTAAAAGGTTAAAGAAAAAAACAAAATACGACTTCCAAAAACATACGCCAGTGTATGATGGTGAAAATGTGTTGATAATACAGGACAACAGGAAATTTGACAGCACAACAAGCAACATGTCTGCGTTGTATGATTATGAAACATTGCTTGACATTTCAAGAGACGGAATAACTCCACGATTTTATTTGGAAAAATTCATCACAAAAATAGTAATCAGGGAACATTATTGTGAGAACAAGAAATATGTCGACCTGTACGTCCCGTCAGAAGCCAGCCAGTTTGGTAAAATAGACGCAATGTTGATAGCCAACATTTACAGGATGTGGTCAGAACAAAATTATCGTTCAGACATAACCGATTTCACTGGGTTTGAATTTATATCATACAAAGCCTGGGGTACCGAAGATTTGTTCCAATACAAATTCAAAAAACCATCACTTATTGGTATAGAAATATTCGATGGAAGCTTTGTGCTTGTGTTTGATTGTGAAACGGAAATATATGGAAAATATATTCCAGAAAAATTCAAAACCGAATCGCTTGATGATAAATACAAATTAAAATCACCGAAAAGCAATACATTCAGTATTGATGCTAATAATTTCAAGAAAAAAACATTTTTAAAATGACAATAGCAATAGATTTGAACGATGTGATAAGGGATTTTTCCCCTAATTTTCTAAAATATTACATAGAAGGATATAACCATGAATTCGACTTATCCGACTTCGAATTCTGGAGCAATGACATGAGGCATGTTTTCCCGTTTACAAGCGACGAATCATATTATAATTTTGTGTATAACGATTACGCTTTCGAACTGTTTGGAAAATGCAACACATGTTCAAGGAAGACAACACAGGAGCTAAACGACTGGACCGAAAAGACAATAGCCGAAATGGATTGTGGTGAGGAAATAAACCTTATCATAGTGTCTTCAAAGGAATACGGACTTTCAATAGGAAACACGTATTATTTCCTTTCCAAACTAGGAACAAAGATACGGGAGGTTTTTTTTCCAGAAGACTCAAGCCAAATATGGGACAAATGTGACATATTGATAACAGCTAACCCAGACCTTATAAACTTGAAGCCAGACGGTAAAGTTACAATTAAGATAAACACGGAATATAACAAAGAGACTAACAGTGATTATAACTTTCCTTCATTCAGTTCACTTTGTGAAAACACAGAACAAATGACTGAAATTGTTAAAAATAACATAAAGAATTAAAAGACATGAGTTTAATTAGTAAAAAAAACAATGGAAATGACGGTACTTTTGTTTCTTTCAAAGGAAAGAAATATGCTTTCAACCTGGACAAGATAAAGGAAATATGTTTGAATTCCTCACATGACGGTATCCAAAAGGAATACGAAATATCACAGATATATGACACACAAGACAATGGCGAGTTGTCCCTATCGCAGAAAATCGAACATGAAACCAAGACGAGCGGAAACGCTCAAAACGACATGATTATATATGATTTTTTAAAACTCTTGATAGTCACACTGTTGGAAAACGCACAACCAGAAGACACATATCAAGAAGTGTTTTCAAATGCACTTGCACTTAACACACTGATACAGTGGGGTGTTATTAATGAATTATAATGTAATAAAGCAAAAAAAAATTAAAATATATGAATACAATAAACAAAGATGAAATGCTTAGGATTGTAAACGAAGCAATAGAGCGTATGGAAAAAAACGATTTTCATTTGTATTTTTTCATACTTGACACGAAAGGCAACCCGTCAAGCCAGGTTGAATATTTTTACCAAACAGCCCTTACACTTAAAAAGCTTGGTTACAATGTTGCCATGCTACACCAAGAGGAAAACTTTGTCGGCGTTGCAGATTGGCTTGGTGAAGAATATATGGAGATACCACACTATAATGTTGAGAAGGAAAATGTGTCTATAACGGCAAGCGACTTTCTGTTTATACCAGAGATTTTGGCAAATGTAATGATGCAAACAGTAAAACTTCCATGCAAACGAGTTGTGGTTGTTCAAAATTACAACCATTTGACGGAATTCATGCCTGTGTCACAAAACATGGAGCTTCTTGGTATCAGAGACGCCATCGTAACAACCGAAACTCAGGAGAAGAAACTACTCAATTATTTCCCAACACTAAAAACACATATTGTACATCCAGCTATCAATGAAAAATTCGGTAAAACAGACAAACCACAGCAGATGATTGTCAATATTATTTGTAAGAACCAGTCAACAGTCCATCAAATTGTCAAACCTTTCTATTGGATGTATGACATTTACAAATGGGTTTCATTCAGAGATTTAAGAAGTGTGAAACAAGATGTCTTTGCGGAATCCCTAAAGGAGTCAGCAATCACAATATGGGTTGACGACGATACAAATTTCGGATATTCATTGCTTGATGCTTTGAAAAGCGGAACCGTTGTCCTTGCAAAAATACCAAACCACCTGTCAGAGTGGATGCTTGATGAAAACGGAGAGCTGACGGATTCAATACTTTGGTTTGACGACATTGACACTGTTCCAGACATTATTGCAAAATTAGTCAGAACGTGGACACTGGACGAGATGCCAGACGATGTTTATGAAAAACAAGACAAGTTCCAACCGCTTTTCACTTGTGAACAACAAACCGATGAAATTAAACAAACCTACGTCAACGATATCATTAGCAAAAGATTGAACGAATTCAAAGAGGTTAGAGATGATATTAATAATAATGTAATTAAAGAAAAAACAGAATAACCATGAACGATTGTACAGTAATCATACCAGTTATAGGTTTAAAAAGTGAAAAACTGTTAAAATTAACACAGGAGGCTTGTGAAAGTATTCCATCGACTTGTAAAATTATCATTGTTGGAAACGAAGATGATTTGTCCATGATTGATTTCGACATGAAAAATTTACAAAAATTAACACAAACAGGTGACACATCATATTGCAACCAGGTTAATTTTGCATTGGATAATGTCACGACAAAGTATTTTTCTGTTTTGGAATTCGATGACAAATTCAGTAAAAATTGGTTTAAAAACGTTGAAAAGCATATCAAACATTATGGTGACAAACTGTTCGGATTTTTCCCATTAACAGAACTTGTTGATGACAAGACAAAGCAAACATTAGGATACGCCAACGAAGCGTTTTTAGCTTCCTCATTTTCCGAAGAACTTGGTTTTATGGACCTTGACGCACTTATGGATTATTTTGGTTTCAACGCATCTGGCGCTATTTTCAAAACAGAAGAATTCAAAGCGGTCGGAAAATTGAAAAACTCAATGAAATTAACATTTTGGTATGAATTCTTATTGAGAGCCATTTACAAGGAAAAGAAAATCTATGTAATCCCCAAAGTCGGATGTTTTCATCTTGTAAACAGGGATGGAAGTTTGACGAACCAATACAACGAAGAAATGTCAGTTGACGAGGCAGACTGGTGGGTCGACCTTGCAAAGAAGGAGTTTTATTTTACTAATGACAGAAACAAACAGTACGAAAAATAACAAGATGTTGCAACAACGGCGTGGAAACCCCCCGCCTTGAACATCTAAGGCAAGACTCTTGATATTAGAGTGTTTTTTATAAAAGTACAGTCACATGTAGTATGAAGATGTTTACAGCACATTTACTAGTGTTTAACAAAAAATGGCAAAAAGAGGTAGAAAACCAAAGGAAAAACAACAATATTTTTGTGTTAACGAGGAAGATGCTATAGTCCAATATTTAAAATCAACAAACGAAGCTGAAAAAAACAAAATCTTCAATGATATATTGTATCCAGCGCTCACAAAAATGATAGAATCAATAATACGACGATACAAGTTGTTTGTACCAGACGAGGATTTTGAGCAGAATTTCAGTGACACAATTTCATATCTGCTAACAAAAATTCAAAATTACAGTCCAGAAAGATTCGAATATGATGAAATTTCAGACATGTCTGATTATAATTCAGAATATTTCGTAGAAATGCAGTATGATGATTTGAAAAAGAAAATAAAAAGTGCACAAGAAGAAGACCCAGATTTCGTAAAGGTGTATATCCCATCCGCAAACAAAAGGGCATCAAATGACATTTATACATATGACAAGAAATATTACAAAAAAGAGCTTCATAAATACAAAGCCTATTCATATTGCGGTACCATATGCAAAAACTATCTCATGGGAAAATGCTCACAATACACGAAACACAAACAGAGAAATATGCAATATGACGACATTTCAGATGAGATAAACAATAATATAAAATATATTGAGCCAGCAAAGAGGAATACCGATATTGATGTCAATTTGATTAACAAAATAGCTGGCATAATCGAAGAAATGACAAACAAGAAGGATGAGAACCAACTGACAAACGAAGAGGTTGTTGTAGGAAACGCCTTAGTACATTTGCTTAGAAACTGGGAAGAGGTCCTTCCGTACAACGGAAGCAACAAACTCCAAAAAAATTCAGTTTTGTATTTCTTGAGGGAAGAAACAATGATGACAACAAAAGAGGTCAGAACCTACATGAAAAAGTACAAATCAGCATATTATATACTAAAGGATATCATGCTGCAAGATGGTTCATTTGAAACCGAACACATTAAAAATAAAGATAACTATTTATTTGAAAACGAGATGTAGAAATGGAAACAAAAAGATACAAGGTAAGGGTCAACTCAACAGAAAAGATAGAAGAGTTACTACAGGAAATATACGACCAGGCGTGCAGGCAGATAACAGAAATACAAAATGAAATCAACAAACTCACCAATTCGACAAATCTCGGCAGCGACGATTTCACAATGGATGACAAAGCCAAATACTCAAAAGCAATTCACGACTATATGGGAGACAAAAACAAGGCAATACAGTCAAAGTTTGAGATTGCGAAATTTATGGGAGAACTGTTGAAACATAATGGTGACGCAAACGCTGTCTTAAATGATAAAAATTACGCCAAGAAAACATCATTGAATCTAAGTGATTTAAAGGCTGCATTAAAGGATGTTGACAGTGATACCGAGACAACTTATCATATCAAGTAAAAAGAAATAGAAATGGGTACACAAACCGAAAAAGTATTAGGTACAATTGGTGCAATGCAAACGCTCATCGAGAACTTCCCGATGAGCATTATTGATTATAATCGACCTACAGACATAAAATGTGCTTTTGATTTCATCTTGAAGATATTGTCGGTATGTGGTGTTGATGTCAAGGAAATTATAAACAGATTATTAGAAAGTGTTTTTGGTGTAAAAACCAAGATAGAAGGTGGAATAGAAGACATCTATCAAACAATATCCGATTTGGATATAGATGAGCAAAGCTCGTTTATGAAAAGTCTGGAATATGCTGTAAAAGGAATTTTAATGGCTTTATTAACAAGCATATTTTCATGCTCAGCACTACCGATTATACCAGACAAATACTTGGATACTGGTAAAATAGACCCAAAATTCACAGATGCAATGCGTCAAGTCATACGTGACTGGGAGCCAAAATTAAGGTTCCCAACAAAATCATTCGACCTTTTCGGTATGCTTGATGTCAATCCGTTCTCAAATGAAGGACAATTGTATTACAAAGTGGAAGGTGGAGACGTTTTCTATCAAAAAAAAGAAACATTCACAACACAGACACTAGACCCAACAGTTGACGAATATCAATATATGACCATGCCGACAGTCGCTTTGTATCTTGATTTTGGGGAAGGACATTATGAATACGAAGACAAAACAAACAACCTTATACACGGAACTGGTGATGAAAACGAATTTTTGTCTGATTATTTGATGTTGAAAATGTCGGAACCAGTCAATTCGGATGTTCATGTCGTTATTTCATATTTCATAACTGGCCCAACAGACAATCATCTTCCAGGACAACAACAATTCGAAATCACAATTCCAAGAGGTTCAACAGAATCAGAATCATTCGAATTTACACCACTCAATATCGGATACAGAAGCCAAAATGCAATAACACAATCGCTTGTTGACATTTCAATAACAAGTACAAGTGCGCTTACCGACGGGTGGATGATAAATGAACTACACAATGAAGGATACCCGACATCGCAATGCATAGCTGGAAACCAATTTGTTTATCTTGATAGAGACAAATCAAAACAGGTAAGCGATTTCTGGTTGTCAAGGGATAATGCGACAATGTCAATGTTTTTACTGGAAAAAAGCGGAAGCGAATTCGGTTCTCCAGAACTTAAAAGAGAGTTGACAGAAACAGATTACGTTACAACAAGCAGCTTTTTTTATGAAAGAATGGATAAAAGGCCATCAAGCAACGACACCCAACCAGTAAGATATACTGGCGTCCCGATTAGTGCAACACCAAACTCGCCAAAATATATTGTTGTCCACGAAGGCTTTATTGAAAATGACCTTTATAAGACAAGTGACATGAACGCATTCCTGTGGTATGTTCTTCACAAATCAAGACCTTATCCGCAAATAGAAAAAAACAAAAGCGTTTGGGATAGTAGGAATTTTGCAAAAACAAAAGGAATTGAAATGGATAACCCAATGTTGTGGAACCTATGGTATAATTCAAAGACTGACCAGAATAAGGAATTTGAATTATGGGACCCAAACAACCCAGACATCCCATTTAATTCAAAGGAATCACAAAACAAGATTCTTTATCCGCTAATGCAGTGTAACAGGGTATATCCAGGTTCATCCGAACTAATGGTTGAAATTGCTGCACAAAAATACTACAAGCCAGATGCAAAGCCGTCAGACAATGACTTTACATATAAATTCTTACGGACAAACAAAACAATATATGAATTCAATTGGGAATACCTGAACAATATACAGATATTCAAACCAAAACTGATATTGTTCGGAATGTTCGACGCTGTCATGAACGGTGCAATATCAGCCGTAATGGGAATCAAGCCGAATTTCAAAAAAGAAGAGATAAAGACCCAACTGTCAAATGCAATTATAAAATATATCAATGCACTTGACACTGAGACCGAAGATTGTTATTTCACGTTCACAAACGACGAATTCAACAAAATGCTCGAAGACATGCTCCTCAGCAAGTATAACGCTACAATAGGCAACGGGGAAGTCAAGACAGTGAAACAACATGACATAACAGATTACTTCAAAAACATAAATGACATCAACCCTTCCGCACAGCAAGAAGGTGCGATAGAAAGTATCATGAAGACAATTACCGACGTGTCAGCAACAAATGGAATCGATGGCTCGATTGATTACGGTTTCGACCTTGGATACGATGAATCTTGGTGGAAACAAATAGTGGAAGCTTTGGCTTTGTCAGTAATAGAATCAATACTGACACCACAAGTCGTATTGCTAATTTTAATTAATTTCCAGATAATGGGAGTTACATCAGCTGAAGACTTGATGGCGCCAGACCAAGCAAAAATTGTGTCATTGGTAATAAACAAACTATTCGGACTCGTCAAATCAATTATATCATTCATAAAAGACAAAATACTTGAAATTTTACTTGATTTTGTTTATGAAAAAATAATACCTATGATTGGCGAGTATGTTATTCTGATTAACCTTGAAAAAATACAGGCATGGATTGACCTTCTTACAGATGCATTGAACTGCCTAATGACAATAAACATCGGAATAAAGAAACAATTCAACCAACTTGACGAAGTGAATTACGCTGACATAGAAAAACCGCAAATAATACCAGAATCAACAAAAACCTGTTAAAAAATGAATATAGCAAACATAGTAGATAAACTAAACGGGTTGTTTGACAAAATGAAGACCCCAGCACAAACCTTACCACCATTCCTATTAAAAGCATCCACACACTGTAGGACTGGATTGTCGGCATACAAGACAACATCGAAGATAATAGAGAGAAACCAACAAATCGGAATACCGACAGGAAAGAACCCAGACGGAAGTGAAAACATGATTAACCAATATACATATAACATAGTGAAAGGAATATTTGATGCAATACAAAATGATGCGGTTGTGCATGGATTAATTGAAAGCAATTCTGTGATGGTTCAAGCCCAAGGCGGAAACGCTGGTGGACCAGTAATTTGTACTGGACAAAATTTGCTTGATGTAATAACAAAAGGCATAATCAGATAGATATGGAAAAGAAAGATTACACAACAATGCCAAACAATGAAATAAAATTACACATTCAAAAATTGGAGAGTGAATTTGAAGTGAAAAAAGCACAAATAAAAACACTTTGTAATGAATTAGTGGAAATCGAAAACGAATTCCATAAAGCTCAAAACGAATTAAATATAAGAAAAACAGTTTACTAAAGAATGAACGGAAAGATAAATGTTGTAAGGTTTTGCGAGGTCATATCAGTATACGACCCATATGACGCTGGAAGAATAAAAGTAAGGTTAGACCCAGAGGACAGGTCAATAAGTGACAACGAAAAACTCCCTTACGCTATACCGTTTCTTCCAAAAACATTCTTTTCAACCCCAAAAACAGGAGAGGGAGTGCTTGTTATATTATCCGAAACAAACGATGGGGCAAGCCAAAGATATTATGTGGGACCACTAATATCACAATGGGATTTTATATACAAAAACCCTCTTTTTTATGGCTCTGACGCAATATTCGGAAAACGAGCACCAGAATCACTTATAAGAGGATTGGAGACCGTTGCCGAAATGAAGGGAACATTTCCAAAACAAGACGATATTGCAATAGTTGGCCGAAAAAACTGTGACATAATAGTAAAAGATGATGATATCAGAATACGTGCTGGTGTAAGGCTTACCGATGAAAACAACAAATACAAAGTAACGTTCAACGAAAAAGACCCTGGGTATGTTAAGTTGAAATACCACCCAGAAGGACTACTTGGTGACAATATACATAGTACAGCTACAATTGTTGCTGACAAAATAAATCTTTTAGGAAACACATCAAATAGAAGAAGGCCAAACGGAGCTTCGGACAATATAGGTTCCTTCAACCTCACAGACAGGGAAGACCTTGTAACAGATAAAGAACTTGAGACCATAATCAACGAAGGATACAGATTACCCTATGGTGAGGAATTGGTTAATTTCCTTAAAAAATTTGTAAACATTTTTTCAAAGCATACCCATCCATATCCAATGTGTCCGCCAACATCTAATTTTGTGACCGACATACAAAGTGCTGCAAGAGAACCGCTTGACAATGAGAAAATGTTGTCAGATTCTATAAGAATCAATTAAACTATTGATATCTTTCAGTAACATCGCTTACAACATTGAAGTGTAATATGTCTTTGAAATGTTTTGTCTCTCTCCCACGTTTTACCCTGATATCGACAAAATACCTGTTCGGTATCATATCCATGGTATATACAACAAAGAAATTATTCAAAAACGCTTTTTCAATTGGTTGGTATTGGAATACATCAATTTCCCTGTCACCGTCTTTTACGTAAATCCTATATTCAGCATTATCGACCAGCTCCATTTTGTCTGTCGAATATTGCCTTCTGAAATCAACTGTTATTTCACGTATGTCACCAATTATCACGTTTTCGTCATTGTTTATTCCATACAATGTTGGGACCAAAGGATTCTTTCGAAAAGAATTGTCATCGATTCTGGTCTTATGTTTTTTTGGTCTTGTTGAAAATTCCAATTCAACATCATCTTGAGCAACCCCGTTAAGTTGTATATTTGACCATATATCCTCATAAATGGATACTGGTTCCAGTGAGCTTGCGTTCGCATCAACAACAGCAAAATACGCACCCTTGGTGGCTTGTTTTACCTCAACATCCACTCCGTTAACACTACATGACGGTAAATTGTCAAGGTTTGTGTCGTTTCCATCGTCCGAAACATACAAATACAATCTGTTCTCTCTTCCGACAGTGAAAGATTCCCTGTCGTCATTTATATATTCATCATATATAACTTCAACATACGGATGAAAATAAGTGTTTGTGTTGTCATTGAAGAAACCGACATATTGTTCGACTTTTGTTTTCATCGACTCATATCTAGGAGAGAAAGCAAGACATAGTCCAAACCATCCGTCATCCAATGAATTCATAACAGCATCGGTTATATCGAGATTTAAATTTTCGTTTCCGAAATCAAAATGCTGTTCAGCAACAATAATCGATTCATCACCGTTTAGAAATTTATCATATTCATTTTTAAGCATTTCCTTCGAGTAGACGCCGCCAACCATACCAATTTTATTTAACAGAACATCTCTCCAAGTCAATGTCTCGTCTGTAAGGTCAAGAACCTCTGTTCCGCCGCTCCACGGTATTCCGTTTTTACAAAAATACCAATTCGAACCTTCAATTGAATTCGACCTGCAATTTCTCACCCACATGTCTGTCGGAAATTCATATCCCCTTCCCTCGTCAAAATCTTTTGGTAGTTTAAATGCAATAATATCAAAAGATGATGCACGCTGCATTAATTCATATCCGTTTCCGAACAATGTTTTCTCATAAGGAAGTCCGTCAACGGAAAAACAGTTTGTCATTTTTAACCTGCAATGTATTTTTCCAGTGTTGGCAAATGTTTTGTCTTCAACCAAATCTTTAATTTTACTTATATCAAAACTGACAATTCCACGGATAACACCGTTTCCATAACCGAGATGAAGTATTGGATTCAAACCAAGGTTTTGGAAAGAATTTTCAATTATAGTGTTTGTTTTATCTAAAAAAAAATGCCTTATCATTCGAAATATATTCTTTCCAATAAATAGTTTGTTTAACATTAAATATTTTTTTGACTTCCTAAAGAAAAACATTATATTTTTAATAAACAGAAGATTTATGGGACTTAAGAAGATAAACAGTGAGACAAAAAGCAAATCAAATGGTTTCAAAATAACAATAGGCACAACGGACAAAAAAAACCCTAACAGTGTGTATATCGGTTTCGGAGGATACATAACACCGCTTACCGAAGAAAAGGCATATTCCGACAAAATAAGGTTGTTCGAAATAAAAATGAAACGGAATGCCGAAACTATAATTTCAGACGGAAAACTATCCGACAGAAATATAATATTCGTTTCCGAAATAGCGCATGACAGAATGAAATTGGGCAAAAAAACATATTTTGACCTGCAAATATACACACCGTTGTCAAAAAACATCCTTGATATCACAAAGCGAAACTTCGGAGAATTGTCTGACATCATAAACAAAGAATATGTGCCGAAGCTGTCGGAAAAAATAATGTCGTTAATGACCGAAACAGGTTTTTCCTGTCTTGAGAAATAGACTATTTATATAGAAATACGGAATAACATGCAAGAATTTTTCATAATAAGAGGTTCGTTGTTACCGAAGCTTGAGATGGAGCTGATAAACGACGGTAGATACGATTTTCAGAAATCACTCATAAACGACGCACTGCAAGACAGTGTGGTAACATTCACAATGATAGACGAGGAAACTGGATTGCTTAAGATTGCAAGGGAAAAAGCGAATATTGTGTTGGACAGCGAAGGAGGGTGTGAGGAAAGATACATACTGCAATACCAATGGAAAGAAAGGGATGTCAGAAAACCTGGTTTCTACCGTGGATGGTTTGAGATTAAATTCAACGGTGACATTACAAGTGCGGACTTCGATTTTCCACAAGGAAACCTGAAGGTTCCGATAGAAGAGGATTTGCGTATCATCATCAAATAACAAACGGGCTACCAATTTGATAGCCCGTTTTTTTTATTAACTATTAAGTTCTGGAAATTGTTTCACTATCCTGTCCCTAAGGTATTTGATTTTCCCCTCATATCCTTTGTCCTGCGCATATCTATGGCCATTCTTGTTGATGAAATTGTTTGGTTTCAAAAGGTCAAACAAAGACTTTCCGTCAAACAAATAATCCCTGTTAATCAGTTTTATATAATCACCAACACTCTCGTTAGGGTCCGAATATGTTACAACGTTTCTACCGTCATCATAGGAGCCCATTGAAAACGGGCTGTTCGTTCTTTTTGCCCGTGGAGTTGCACCGAAACAACTCTCCTGATGCACAACAGCCATAAGGAACGGAAGGTCAAAATTGTATTTTTCGGCTTCCCTCACCAAAGTCTCAGGTTTCAGGCCAGTGGACGCGAAACTATATCCCTGGTTTTTAAGAGCTGTTTCCATGTATTTTCTGCAAGCATCAACCTTCACATTGAATATGGAATCGGCTTTATGCTGCATTTCAGCTTCTATTCTGGCAAAATTTTCAAGCATTTCCTTCTCCTTTCTGTCCAGATTGGTTTTATAAATTGCCGTTATGACAGATATTAGCGCAACACCGCCAATGAGGGCTTTCTTTATTTTTGACTTGAATTCATCAATACTTTTCGAATTGAATATCCCTTCAAGAAGCAAAAGTTCGTTCTGCTCCATCAAAAGAATGCTTGAAAGCTGCGATTCGGTGATAATTATCTTCATTATTTTTCGTTTTCAAAAACATTCGAAAGCCCAACCATGCTGATTACATCATTGAATACACTTGAACTATTATATTGTTTTGAATCAACCTGTTCCAAAATTGTCGCTATCTTCATTGCCGATTCATTGTCACCATTTCCAGCAAATTCGTTTTTTGCCTCTGACAACTTTTTCTTGCAAACCTCCTTATGGTGTTCGAAAATCTTTTCATGGTCGTTTGTTTCACAAAACTCCTTCATTATTGCAAGCTCTTCGGGGGACAAATTGTTTTCACTGTACTTTTCATTGAAATCAGAGACAAGCCTGTTCACATAGGAATCAAAATTTGAATTTTCATTTACAACCTCACACTCCCCGTCCTTTGAGAGAATGTGTTCCTTTATTATTTTCATTGCCGCGCTGTATTCGGCGATGTTGTTTTTGCTTTTTCTGTTTTCAACAATGTAATTCACTGCGTTGTCAACTTTCGCATCACAGTTTTTTATGTCTGTAATATCACCGACTTCTATATAAGCCTCAGATAGAACAGAACCAAGCCTTTCAATATCCTCGTTTATTGTTTCTTCATTTTTAATCCAGTTGTTTCCGCACAAACTATTGATAAAAGTGTCAACATCGACTGATTTGTTTGCTTTTCTGATGTTTTCATAAAGAGAATACAGAGAGGTAAGATTTTTGCTCTCAGATACTGTTTTTTGGTATTTCGAGATTATTTTTTTACCATTCTCGCTTTTAAAAAGTTTTGGCGAAAGTGATTCGAAGTTTTCCTTTATCGAATAAAACGAATCATGACCCAATTTATGTGCTGTGATGCATTTGTTTATGTATTTTTCACGCTCATTAAGGGATTCGTTGATTTTAGCCCTATAGTCTTTCAATTCATTTATAGTATTTATACTTTCAATAGGTTTGAATTCCATAATTATATATTTTTTTCATAAATAGTCCGTTATTCTTCAATAATTTCAGGTGTTCCATCAACGTTTTCGCTTGACAGGTCATCAAATATGTTCTTCATGTCCCTGAAGATTGTTTCCTGTTTCAAATCAATGTCAAGAGAGGCGTTTTTCATCTCGTTGACACTTTTGTCATATTCGTTTTTTGACAATAAATCAAAATACCGCTCGGTAAAGCTTTTCACTTTTCTTTTTTTGGATTCCATCAATGGTTGTCCCTCGTCGGCAGCTGGAGCTCCACCAAGGTCTGTTTCGGCACCACCAGAAAGGTCTGCTCCGCCCTCACTGCCTGGCTCACCAAGACCCATATCACCCATGTCGTCGAAACCGCCTCCGAAATCACCTCCGAAACCGCCTCCACCTCCGAGGCCTCCCATACCGCCCATACCGTCATCCTGTCCTTGTGGTTGAACTGGTTGTGGTGAATTCATAGCATCATAATCTCCATAAATCCTATCAACCTGGTCAAACAATCCTGTTTTCTTGATTATATTAGGTGTTGCCTGCAACTCAAATGCCATTGCCTTTTCAAGTCTTATTTCAAGCAGCATATCCTTTATTTCTTTGTCAGTCATTTTCATAATGTCACGAAGGCCCTTATGCAAAGACATCATTGGGATACCGTTTCCTGGGTCAGCCAAAGCTGTCTGTAATGTGCTTATCCTCTTGGTAAGGTCTTCCAATTCCTGTGACTCAATTTGTGATGTAGGATTGTTTAGCGAAATTGTGAAATTACCAAGCTCGTCATCAAGACCTAAAAGGTAAAGATGTATCATAGCAATCTTGTTCAATTCGAGAAGCAGGAATTGCTGGACTCTGTTAATCATTCTGGCAAACCTTATATCGGTAAACGACAGATTCTGTGCTTTTCCGTTCGCCTCCTTGAAATTCAGGAACGTCCTTGGTGTACGCATCGCACAAAGCATTTTCTCTTGCATATACTCCAAGTCCTCCATTTGAATCTGGCTATTTGCCGCTGGCAAAGTCTCAATTGGGTTGGGAGCATCCTCACGTCTTACTGGAATAAAATAATCGGAAGAAACATCAAGGAAATTCTTTCTCAAATCAACCTGACCAGTCTTCGGGTCTATGATTTCAGTCCTCTTGAAATTGTTTGCAATCTGGTTCACATACGCTGGAACATCCTGGTCGTCGATTCCGCCCACATAAATTTTGAACACCCTTCTTTCAACCGCCTTGTCCAATCTATGGATAAGCATTGCATCCTCCATCATGGACCACATCCTCCAAGCCCTACGAGCTTTATGAAGGATTGAAACCCCGTAAGGAAGGAAAAATGAATCATATAACAGTCTGAAATGTGCTATCTGCCAGTTTTTAAACCTTGTCTCGGAATTCACACCCCTCCACACAAAACTGACTTCATCTGGTTTCAATTCGTTAACCGCAGTGGCCATGGCTGGTGCGTTTGTCAAACCGAATCCGTTTTCTTCCCTGTCAACCTCATAAACTGGAAGCATCATCCACCCAATAACACCCTCGTTCTTACTGATATTCAACAACTCATAAGTGTTACCATATTTGCACAAATGACGTGCAATCATCGGAAGCTCAACATAAACATGAAGCCTGTTTATGAACAAGTCTTCAAGTATGGCCTTGATTCTTGGGGATTTGGATTCCACATTTATCATAGTGCCGTCGCTAGACAAACTACAAGCCTCTTCGGATATGATATCCAATGCAGTACCAATCTCACATGTGCCATCCATAAGGTCACAGTCCCTGTACATCAACCTGACAGCGGAATACCCGTTTAGACTTTGCATGGCGTTTCCGACCTTAGCCTTCTGCCATACCCAGTTCATATATTTCTGTTGCCTTAAAGTGTGCAACTTATTCTCATAGTCATCCCTGTCATTTGTTGTGTATAGTATGTCATTCGGCATGATATCGGGATTTGTAATCGGGTTTTGAATCTCCCCAACCCTTGTCGAACCCCTGAACACTTGATTCAGCCTCTGGAATACCGTTTCGTTTTTTGCCATTATGTGTTTTTAATTAGAATTCAATTTATTCCTATCTTAATATAAGATATTTTGCCTAACATATAAATAGTTTAAGGTTTGAAGTTTACTTTTTCAAACTCAAATATTATTATTTTTAATAAACACTTTTTAATTATGAATAATTTTGAAGAAATCGTTGAAAAATACCTTGTGTTAGACAAAAGAAAGCTTGCCGAGCTTCTTGCAATAAATGACCTTTTTTATGTCAACACACCGAAAGTATGCCCACCATATGGATTTAAACCAAATTGGTTCCCAACATGGACACAAAACCACACAGAATTCGACGGATTCATCACTACAGCCTGTACAGTCGAATGTTCGGACCCAGACAACATCTTCTACAACTAGAAACAAGAAAGGTGACCACACAAGGCCACCTTTTATGATTGTTAGATAGTGTAAATTCCAAGTGGAGTATACTGTTGAATCTTCATGTTGTTTTCCATCATTTCCGCGTTTTCCTTCATGATATTGACTGGCCTCATCCTTTCCAGTCTTGCCTTCAATATATCCATTGCCGCATCATACTCCTCCTTCCCTTGCTGCAATAGCATCTGGTAATCCATTGTCATTTCAGCCTGTGGGATGTTTACCTTACCACTGAATTTTCCACGTATAAGGCCCAAAGTCTGTTTTGCCTTCGCAACAAGCAATTGACGAACAAGGACTTTTGTTGGCTCATTAAGAAATGCATAGTCCATTTGAGACATAGGAACCTGGTCTGGACTGAGTATCACATCATTAGCATGGTAATGCATACACTCATCCTCACTTCCGTCTGAGGTGTCGTAATATGTGTACCAGACTTCGCAACCGACAATTCCGATTGAATTGTTAAGGCTTCCAGTGAAATTGAACGACAGTTTGCTTCCTGGTGTGGACATCAGATGCAACAAGTGTGTTCCGTCTGGACCAGCTGTAACCTTGTATGTCAAGTCACCCCTGAAAAGCCTTGATTTGAAATTCAGGTCAGCCGCCATGTAAGCGACATCATAAGCCTGTGTGGTATAGAATCCTCCGAAACCAGCACCGTATCCATATCCAGCACCAACCTGTCCTAACCCAGGCATAAAACCTACACCGCCTCCCATATAGTTGGCAAACAATGCTGTATCAGTCATTGGCGGATTGACATACATCACTTTATTCACTGTCCTTCCGCTTGGTATGACATAAACCTGCTTGCCTCGCTCTATAGTAACGAAGTCTTTCTTAAGCTCCCACGGACCTTCCTGCTGCAAACCAACCTGCTTCGAAAACCAATAGGAATACTCCTTTGTCAAATCAAGGCTCCTCGCCATGAATCCAAAAGCAAGGTCCTTTGCACTGTTCACACTCTTTCCGTAGAAACCCAACCAATTGTTGAGAATAATCTCATTCTGCACTAAAGTGCCGTAGTCTTCGATTGCAACCTGCAACAGGTCGCACAATATCTCGTCTGTCAATTCAACAGCCCTGACATTCGCACCAAGCAATGAACGGACCCTCTTGAACAAATCCCTTATCTCGTCTGTTATTATAGTCATAATTATGATTTTAATCTTTTATAAATAGTCTGTTGCTATCTAATTAACCACATATACGGTCCGAATTTGTCATCGATTGTCTTTTGCGGTTTATAAAATGGCATCGGATAATCCTTCTTCGCCTTCGGTTCCATTGTCACCGACTCTGTTTTCACATATTGATATTTGTGCGTGTCCGTTTCACCAGTCATTGTCGATGTGTTGACCCACGCCCTTAAGATTGCCTTGTCCTTTTCCTGCGCGGCTATTTGTTTGTCCAGTGAAAATTTGATGACAAAAACAGACATTGCCAGACATGTCAAAGTGTCGTCATGCGCACCGTCCTGATGGTCTATTCGTGCTGCCGTACCCTTGTAAATCCAAGTGTCAAGCTCGCTTGTCACACGCCTTGAACGGATTTTTATCTGGTTGGTCTTAACCATATTTGCGAAATTAGTTAGCATTTGGAAACGGACAGAACTGGAATGGAATCCAGGAAGCTTCCCGTCCTTCGTTGGTTTCAAGCCAGAAGCCTCCCTCTGAATCGTAAATGTCTTCAGCTCTGGGTCGTCATAATACATGTTCTTGTATTCAAGTCTCTGCAACTGCAAAACAGTGGCATCGCCAACACCTCCAATACACTCAACAACAACAAAAGCCATGTTGTAATATGTCGCATATTTGTAAACAAGCTCACCGACATCGTCTCCAGTCATCTTACCCTGGTATTCCATGACCTGCTCAAGAATCGGCTCGCCAGTTTCATCATCAACCCCGTCAAGGTCAAGTATCTCAATTGCCGTCCTGTCACTCGAATCACCCCTTGAATTGTCGACTCCGCACACATAACGGTGACCAGGAATCGGCTCCTTCCATATCCACACATCATCGATTATAGGGTCCATGTATAACGGGTCGCGAACATTTAACTTGGTTTGCATTTCGATGAATTCTGGTTCTACAACGTTGCTTGCCGAACCAAGGAACGACACATCAAGCTCCTGTGCTATCTTCTGTGAGTCGTTGTTGAACTGACGACACATTTTAATATACCAAGGGGAGCGTGGTTTCCAGCCATCGTTAATCATCTGTTCCCAATGTTCTTCATCGTATTTGATATTTCCCTCCTTGTCCAACAAAGGTTCTTTTTCAACTAAAACTTCACCAGTTTCCTCATCCTTCTTTGTCCATTCAAGGAATTTGTTATACCTTGGGTCCTGATACCACTTCATTTCAACAAGCTCAAACCCATTCCACTCACTTGTACCCTTTTGTTTTGCACGCCTGCAAGTTTCATAATAAAGTGTGTCTTTTCCGTTTGGGGTTGACACGAGCAATATATGCCCACCAGTTGAAACCGTTGGAAGTGCAGAAGCATAAACATCACGCCCATTTTCAATAAATGCCGCCTCATCGAAGATTAGCCATGAAACACCACCGACACCACGTGATGCGTCTGGACCAGATGACCTGGCAACAACCTTGCATCCGTTTTTCAATTTTAATTCCTTCGAGTTGCACACAGTGAATATCACATTTTTATTTGGTGGAGGAAGCATTGGGTCATAACCCTTGTCTATAAAATCATCGCCCCACATCCACAATGGAAACTGCAATAAGAAGTCTCTTATCTTAAACAACATCAATTGGGCTAAATCCAATGTATTTCCAATAGCCAAAGCTGTTTGTGGCGAATCTTTATCAGCCAACAACATTTCACAAGCTATAAAAGCACCAGCAGTTGTTGTAATACCTGCCTGCCTCGGTTTAGTGGTGACAACATTGTTTCCAATAGCCAATGTTCTACACAACTCCTGCTGTCTTGGAAACAACATGAATGGAACATCGCGTTTTGCGGTATTGTCATATGTTTTAAGGAAATTTTGTATCATATAGATACGACTCTTGTCCTTATAACATTTGGCATATTCCTTTGACAAATAATCATAGTCTATTATCATAGCCTATTTTTTTTTATTTCTTTTATTAATTCATCAAATGAAGTATATACTTTTTCAAAATAATTTTCAGTGTATTTTTTTATTGTGTGTGGAGAAAAATAATAAACAACAATACCGTTTTCCTTACACTTGTAAAATTTGTTTTTATCCCTCACCAACGACAATTCAAGAGCTTTTTTACCACCCCAAGCGTCAATTGGAATATAATGTTGTTTTCCGTTAAATTCAATTCCAACACCATATTCTGGCAAATAAAAATCTAATTTCTGAACACCACTACCATTCTGCAAAAAAGGAAATGTTTTTTGATATTCAACATTTTCAAAAACTGTTTTAAGTTTTTTTTCAAAATACATCTCCCCAATATTACCACTTGAACCACATATAGGACATCCATGTCCCCGTAAATGTTTAGATGGTGTCTGTTTAAAGTCACCATGTATTTTACATGTTATTATAACTGGTACATTATTTGTTATATATTCAACCTTATCATATTCATAGGTATTACAATGTATTTCATTAGACCTTTTAATAAAATCATCTTTTTTTATTCTGTTTTTAACCCCACCTTCAATAGCACTACAAACAGGACAGCCATTCATATTAATATGTGCTATAGGATTTTGCCAGAACTCACCGTGTTCTGGGCATATAATACAAACCTTTGTTTTGGAGTCAATATAATTAACTTTTGAATAATCATATCTATCTCCATGTTTTTTTCTAGCCTTTTCCTCAAATAATTCGCTATCAATTTTTGCCTTTGGGCCACATTTTGGACAGTTATCACCCATTAAATGTCTGTGTGGTGTTTGCCAAAATTCACCATGTTTTTTACAGATAATACAAATTTTGGTTTCAGAAGCAAGATATTCAACTTTTGAATAATCATATCTATCTCCATGTATAGCCATTGATTTTTCTATAAATTTATCCGTTGTCAATTTTGGTGGCATATAACTATAAATTATGTTTTTATTCCTATTAAAAAAATAAATATAAATAGTCCATTTTAAATAAATAGTTGTTATTTCCATTATTTTTCTGTATATTTGTTAGAAAACAGTTATAACATGTTAGACCATACGATATACAAAGACAAGACGCTCAAACAGTTAAAGAGCGAATACAAAAAATTGGGAAAGGAAGTCGAGACAATAAGACAAAAATGTATCGACGATTCCGAATCATTTGAAACCTTCATGGAAAAATCACATGAAATGAAGGAGAAAATGTTCTTTATTGACAAATATATAAGACTAAAGGAAACACCAACCGTTGAATTCGGAAAGGAATGGAAGGGCGAGCTTGTTGAATTGACAAGATTCGGAACATGGTGCCTGCAAAACGGTGTTTCTGACACAAACGGAAAAGGCTATTACGCCACGATAACATCAAAAAGCGACATCGAAATCAAACCGACAGATGTTGAATTCGGAATCGTAAGAAACGATTTTACACACGTCATGTGGTTTGACAACGCAATAAGCGACAATTGATACATGTAAACATCAGCCACTTACGATAATCTTGTTACCATCAAACAAATCAAGTGATATTGTTTGTTGGACCCATGAATTGTTTGTCTTTTTATAGACTTTAGTGTATTGGCTCCAAGAGTTTGTTTTTCTATATAAAGATGAAGTTTGTTGTTGTACGTCAGAAACAACAATTGTGTGGTCGTCTGACACATTGCTCAAAGTATATATATAGTTCGAGCCAGACGCCACAAGACTTGAAGTCACATCGTTCCCATTGTCAATTAATTGTATCGCGGACAAACTAATTACGTTTGTCAGCGTTATGGTGTTCGTACCTCCGCCTGTTGTCTCGTTTTCGGACGCTGATATGATTACGCCTTGAGCAGTAGAACTTGTTGTTATTGAATAAAAATATTCGTCCCAAGTATAGTTTACTGTTAAATCAGCACCATATGGTCTAAGATATATGGATGAGCTTGTGCTACCAGTGTTGCGTTGTACATAAAATTTAATACTTACATTATCTAATTCTTGTCTTGTCCAAGTACCAATCGAAAGCGTGCACACACTATTTGTTGTACTTATAGTATAAGCATTTCCTTTTGGATTGGTTCCAGAATAAAATTGCATATTTCTAGCATTAGACTTAATATATCCATTATTCGTTGAAGACAAAACAGCCTTTGCTTTTCCAACGCAAGAAACTATTTCAGCATTATCTGGTATTGCACTGGTATCAAATACTAAATACCACCATGTTTCAGCATTACTTCCTCTTGTTAAATTAATATTAGCATAATTAGTGTTTGATGATGGTTTTAATGCATTTTGTTGATTTGATGCTTGATAATACTGATAATCACTGGACCATGAAGTTGGACAGCCACTCCAACTTTCATTATGTGTTACAACTCTACTCATTTGTTTTCAAATTTTAATTTTTTATATAAATTCTATTTTCATCGAAAATGTCAATTGAAATTTCCTGTTGCAACCAACTTCCGTTCTCCTTGACATATATATTTGTGTTCTTTGACCATGAGCCGCCATATCTCGTGTAGATGATGTTTGATTCCTGTGCTACACAAACAACATTGATATTGTGTGTTGCCTGAATGTTGTTTAGTGTATAAACATAATTGACAACTGTAATTGTCTGGCCGCTCTTTTCAAGTGTTTCGGTTTTTTGGACAAGGTTGCTTGTGACATCAACATTGTTGTCTGTTATGGAGACAGTGTTCCCGCTTTCCGTTGGTACAATTGTTAGTTTGTATGTGTCTCCTGGCAATTGGACCATCTGTCCGTCTGGATAAATTCTACCGTCTCCGTTTATACTTGAATTGACGAAGTAATATGTCACATCACCGAAAATGAATATCAATGAATGGTCTGAATTGACATTGCTTAAACTGTATGTGTAATAATTATACGTTTCAAGAGGTTCAATTGACAATATCTTGAATTGCAACGTGTCGTTATTGCTTGCTGTTGCATCGTCTTTTGAATATTTTATATATATTGAATGCTGTCCAGAAGGAATTTCATAAGTCAGAGTCTGAACAGATGAAGTATTATAACTTGCTGTATTACAAGCCAGTTTATAGTTTGAATCAGTTATCGTGGCGCCATTAGAACCAGCAGCATAATAATCGTTATTTAAAGGTACGTCAATATTACCGAAAACGCCGAAGTCATAAGATGCTTCAGCATAATTTATGTATTGTATTGTGACAAGGCATCTCACTGGTAAGTCCAATGACACAACGCACACAGCAGCACTTTTGTCAACGTTTTGATTTTGAGAAACATAATATCCTGTCGTATTGTTTTTTGAAAAACCATAAGAAGCACCAGGAGCAGTTAAAACCGTTGGGTCTGATACAACACCACCGTGTTGAACCAATTGTGAAGTTATATCAACCCCATTGTCTGTGACAAGCGTTATCTGTGGGTCGCTTGGATAAATTGTAATCACCTCAGAAGTATCGCTTTCGACGCGAGAGGTCCCCCTTCCAGGTTCTGTTGTTGCGTTTATACTTGATATTGTAACAGAATAATATCTTTTATCGGGCTCTTCTTCTGGTGGTATATAAATTGACTTATTAACAACAATTGTATGGTCAGCTGTTACATTTGTCAAATTGTATATATAATACGGCTCTTGTGGTAATGTGTATTGGACTGTAAGTGTCGCCCCCCAAAAGTTGAATGAAGCTGCTGTTCCAGTATTAGATGTGGTTCTTACAATTTGTTCAACAATTCTGATGCCATCCAATTCAGACCTTGTCCAAGAACCACCATTAATAGTATGGTTTGTTGCAGTACCACCGTTACCTGTTATATTAACACTTGAACCTTTAGGCGTATTTCCTGAATATAACTGCAAAGTTTTTGTCGCAAAATATTGGCCATTACTATAACACGAAGCACCAGCCACACACGTAACACTTGTTATTGTGGCATTGGATGGTATTGACGAACAATCAAATGCATACACAAGTTTTGATTCTGCACTTGAACCAGTATTACTGAACACACAAGCTCTTACACTTGAATTCTGGGCCCTAAGACCATTTTCTGGCACATAACCATTATATACACCGTTTGCCGCATTATCATTAGTGTTATTATAAGTGTCGTAATATGATGAACTGTCACTATCATATGTGGTTGGAATACCAGTAAATGAAAACGACCCACTTTGTGGTATAACATATTGCAAACTATCCGTAACATCAACGCCATTATCAGTTACTTCAATCGAGCTAAGGTCGCTTGTATATACAGAAACAGAACCAGAAGCCCCATGATATATTTCCTGATTCGACGGTTCAACAGTTGCACCAGTATATGTACTTGTGGCTGTTACAGTATACGCTGTAGTACTTATGGAATATTCAACATATGCAGTGGCACCGTTTATGGCACCACCATAATAACCAAGACGGCATCGTAATTTCATGTTAGCCAACTGCGAAACAGTCGGCATTGTCGTACATTCAATTGTTTGTGTTGAGTTGGATGTACCAACTGATTTGAAATTCAATTCATCGGTTAGATTGGTGCTATCACTAACCAATCGTACACACATATATTCATTATTGTTAGATGTGCTTTCAGCATGACCGTTAACTTGGCAATACACCTTGGTTATCACAGCATCTTCTGGTATTCCTGTAAATGACATGTCATATGTGAAAATGGCAATAGTGCCATTACTGCTGGAATAATAGTTGCTTGTTGTTGTTGAAGCTGTTACGCCTTTACCAACCAAACCCTGGAAATAAGTTGCACCCTGTCCGTTAAAAGAACCGCTTACAAGTGTGTATGTTCCAAGATTCCTTGATAAT